AAGATGCTTGTCCATACTGTGACAGTGCAAAAACACTATTAAAAAATTGGAATGAAGATTATAATGAAATTAATATTATGACAAATACCACTGCCCGTGAATATTTGATTGCACAAGGTTACAAAACTGTTCCACAGATTTACTTTGAAGGTAAACTTTTAGTAGAAGGTGGTTACACAGGATTAAGTAAAGTATCTTACGACGAATTACAGGAAAAGAAACGTGTTATTAGAGAAAGCAAGTGATCCAACAAAGGTAATGACTCTTAAACTTATTACAGGTGAAGAACTTATTGCCAGAATTGCAGAAGAAAACGAAACTACATATAAACTTACAAAACCATTGTGTATGATTGCCACTCCACAAGGTGGGTTTGGTCTTGCACCAGCAGTGTTTAGTATTCCACCCACGGATTCTGTAGTGGTAAATAAGAGTGCAGTAGCAATGTATGGTGCTACTGATTCGGACATTGCCAACCAGTATCTTGCAAAAACAACAGGACTGACGCTGGCAAAGTCTCTTTAAGGAGAGGTTATGCCAATACCAGCTAAAAAAGGAACTTATAATAATGCAGGCGGCCAATCTATTATGGGTGCCGAAAGTGTTATTATTCAAGGTCGTGCCGCAAGTCGTGTTGGCGATTATGTAACAGGTCACCCTTATTTGCATCCATCAAATCCAATCGCATGGGGCAGCAATACTGTAATTATTGAAGGTCGTCGTTTGGGATTTTTAGGATGCAATGATGCCTGTGGTCACATAATGGTACCAACAGAATCGGATGTAATGGTAGGACCATAATGCCATTAGCAAGCTATGCCAACGGAACAGGAAATATAAGAACATATACCACTAACACAACAGTTATTGGTTATGGAACTACATTTTTAACACAATTACAACTTGGTGCCGTAATAGGTAATGTTAGTAATGTATTCGTTGGATATGTTAGCAACATTAATAGTAATACAAGTATTACACTATCAGCAAATGCAAATGTTGCTATCAGCAGTAATACTAATCCTACTAATTTCCATTATCGTGCAATGACTGCAAATATTCCAAGTTATGTTTATTCAACAACTGGAAATATTACTGCAAATGTTAACAGTGCAATTATAACGGGCAATAGCACACATTTTACAACTGAATTAAATTATGGTGATGTATTGTATGTTGCAAATGGTTATTATCCTAATACATATCTTGGCAGAGTAGAATATATTATAAGCAATACAAGTCTTTACTTAAACGCAAACAGTTTAGCTAATGTCAGTAATTTACAATATTTTAGCACACAACTTGATACAACATTTTTTAATACTGGACCCGCAACAGCTTATGATGAACCTAATGTAATAGCAGGTTTATATACAGTTAATAGTCAACTGTTTCGTTGGGCACAAAGTGGATTAATTCCAAATGTTGCTGTTGTAAACAATTATCATCCACCAATTCGTGATAGTGTAACTGGTATTTTAGTTAATTTACCAGCAAGTGTTTATCAAAAAACAGGTAATAGTTACGCAAACAATTATACATTAGGTAGTTCATTAACTTATAGCGGTAATGATTATATTGTTAAGGACTTTGATGTAAATCAAGGTGTATTCAGCACTGATTTAAGTTATGTAAAAGATTCACTTTATAATGGAACAGTAATAAAAGATGCTGCATTAAGTGATGATACACAATTCTTTCATTCTACTGTTGCACAAATTGTTCCACAAACAAGTGCGGACGGTGCCGCAAGATTAATCGGTGCTAATGTTGCACGTATTACAGATAACCATGATTTAGCAAAACAATATTATAATACAAGTAGTCCAATTGATACAATCAAAACGTATCCACAAAACTTAACGAGTAATCAAGATTTAAATTTACGTAAAGAAGCAAAAGGTTTACGTAAGTTAGTTCCTACTGGTGCACCAATAGCAATACCAGGAACATTAAATGCAGTTGCTGATGTTTATGTTTCAGCTAATGTTGCATGGACACCACCAACTTTTAAAATAACGAATGTGAAATAAAATGCCATCATCCATTAAAGATATTAATTTAGTTTCATCAGTTGTAGCAGGATTTGAAGGTAAGAGAAATAATTCTTATTGGAGTCCAAGAACCAGTGGTAATGGTGGTGATTGGACTATTGGTTATGGTAATACAACATATCTTGATGGTAGAAAAGTTCAAGCTGGTGATTACATAAGTGACGCAGATGCAACAAGTTTATTAAATGATAGTATTACAAATTATTATGGACCAGGAATTGCAAATCGTATTGGTGAACCAGCATGGAGCAATCTTACTGCTGAACAACAAGCAGCTTATATCAGTTTAAGTTACAATTATGGACCAGCAAGTTCATGCTTGAATGATTCTATTGCAGCAGCCCAAAGTGGTGATGCAAATCGTATGGGTGATGAAATTGGTTCATTAAGTGCAAACGCAAGTCGTCGTGCGCAAGAAGCAGAACTTGCACGTAATGGAACACTACCAAAAGGCGCAACTGCTGGTGGCCCAAGTGCACAATTAGCACAAAACCAAAAAGGTGCAGCACCTGGAACTGGTGCAGGTTGTGCTGGTGCAGGTGTTGGTATATTTGGTGCTATTGCCGCCGCTGGTTTACTTAGTGGATTAGGTGCTGCTATTAATACTGCACTTTCCGCTGCGACAGGTGTGCTTGGTGGTTCTGGTATTACTGGTTTAATGGGTGGTGCACTACAACAAGCTGGTGGGTTATTAGGTGGGGGTTTAGGACAAGCATTAGGACAAGTTACTGGACCACTAAATCAACTATCTGGTGGTATGTTTGATAAACTTTCAAATATTGGTAGTGGTATATTACCAAGTCTAACGGGTGTATTACCAAAAGAAATTACACAAATAGTTAGCGGTGGTGTTGGTGGTGCATTGGGTGGTGCTGTTGGTGGATTTTTAGGACCGCTTAATGGTGTATTACGTAATCCAATGAACTTACCAAATGCTGTTCAACAGTTTGCTTATAATGGTGGATTAAATGGTATGATCCAACGTGTTGGTATGAATATGGTTGCTGGTGCAAGTGCTGGTGCAAGTGCAAGTTTTGTCCAAACCATGGGATTATCAAATGCAATGAGTGGCATTAGCAATAGCATGGTTGGTGCCGCAGCAGAAGCCGCTGCACTTCGCTTTGGTGCTAATGGACCAGGTGGAATGGGCGCAAACTTTGTTAATAATAATGGTGTTATAAGTTATGGCATGAGTTCATTAACAAGTAATATACCAGCAGCCGCAAGTAATTTACAAAATCTTGGAACATTTGATACAACTAATATGTTGCGATTGCAACAACCTGCACGTGTTGCAAAACAAATATTAAATGCAGGATTAGGAAATACAACTGGTCTTACAACTGCACTTGTTAAAAATAATATACCAATTGCTGGTATAGACAATCCACAGTATGATACAAAAGTTCAATCTATATTAGCAAGTATAAATGATCCTACAGCAGTTGGTGCAGTAAGCAGTCATTTTAATATAGGTAAAAAGTTAGACAATCTTGGACAACTTACAAACATGAGTTATATGTGTCCTGATTTATATGCCACTGGACCAAGTAAATCATTTAGCGATTTAGGACAACATTTTACAAGTCTTGGTATTACAAAGGCTAAAACATTTGATGACATTGGAACAGCATTGAGCAAAACAGATGCTGGTCTTGACTTAAATCATATGAGTCAAATGAGCACACCTATGTATCCACCTGCTGCTGATAAACTAAATCAAACATTTGGATTTGGTGGTGGTAGTATTGGTGAACTTACAATGGCAGACTTTATTGGAACACCTGCTGGTTATGTTCACAATGATACAATTCCATTAATAACAAATGCTAATACTATTCTTATGGGAACTGCTGATGGCATAGAACTTAATTCAAGAATTACTGTTCTTAATAAATTGTTAGCAGGTCAATATCATGTTAATGGCGATAGTGGCGGTGGTGGTGAGCCAGGTTCATCTGATCAAATTAATATTAATGGTGTAATTTACACTTCGCTTGATGCTGCCGTAGATGCACAAATTTCCAGTATAGAAGCACAATTAAGTGTAATCAAAGCAAGCGGTGACCCAACTATTCAAGCAGCAATACAAGCAAGTGAAGCAGCACATGCTGCAAGTTGTGCACAAATATTAAAAGAAAATCATCACTGCACAACTATGGGTGTTGATATATTTGCACCTACACAAAACACACCAATCAGTGCTTATGTATTTGCTGATGGACTTCATTACTATGGTCAACAAACAGGTTACGGTCAAATTGGTGATTATTTGGAACGTGTAGCACAAGATAACATTTATGGTGATGCAATTAAAGCCGCTATGCGTCAAGGTCGTAATGCTGCCGCACTCGAAAAACTTGGTGTAGATGTTGAAAGATTTAAATTACCACACAGCAAGTATTTGCGTGATCCTGCTGGCTTCTATCTTGACGCTTATAGTGGTAACTTACCTGATGTTCCTGATTTCTTGGTTGATACATATATTCCACAAACCACTGCTGAAATATATGCAGATATGAGAAATCAAATGTTAGTAAGCAAAGGTTATGACCCAAGTAAAATGTTACCAGCACAAGCTGATGAAATGTTCTATGATTTACAGTGGGAATTAACAAATTCAGCGGTATTAGAAGATATTGGTTTGACTACATTACAACAAGCAGTAGATAATAATATACTTGTGCTTGGTGATAAAATGTTTATTGTTGGACTTGATCGTAGTCAAAATCAATTTGCACAAATTACTAATCGTGGTTTGATTCTTAACAACAATGATGTATTTGTTACTACATTATTAAGCATTGTAAACAAGATATTGTATGGTGATATTGGAACTACAAAGTATAACAATCCATTTGCAACAGAACAAATGACATATGGCATGTTAGAAATGTTAGCACAAATTACTCCACAAAACATTGCAGGTTTGCAAAGCACATTGTTAGGTAATAAAGTTCTTAATAACTTACTTAAGAAATTGGGTAATGTTTATGAACAATTATTACAAGTTTCTAATACTGGTATGGACAGAAATATTATTGCACCATGGGGTGGTGCTGGTCCTGATGGTCAAACCACAAGTTTTAAACAATAATGTCAAATAACTTTTTTGAAAATTATTCGAATAGTTATAATCTATTCAAACAACATACCTATTATAATTTTATAGGGTATGATAGTGAAAAATTGTTCGAATATAATTTAAAAAATAATAAAACACTTTTAGAAAAAAATAATTGGATTAATGCTGAAATAAAATATTGGTATAACAATTATGGTTTTAGAACATATCATGACTTTGATATTAAAAAAGACAACAATGTTAATATGTTCTTTGGTTGTAGTCTAACTGATGGTGTTGGTCTTAATATTGAAGATACATGGGCTTATAAAATTAATCAAAAGTTGGGTGGTTCTTTTTATAATTTTGGGCAAAGTGGTAGTGGAGTAGATGTTGCATATCGTTTGTTAAAATCGTGGACAAGTAAAGTTAAACCTAAAAATATATTCATATTCATCTATTCACTTCATAAAGCACGACGAGAGTTTTTACATTCCGAAAATTATATAAACAATTCATTTGGCCCGTGGGATTTAGAAAATAATAATATTTCTATATTAGTTGATGAGTTTAAAGGTGATAGAGATTTTCAAGCACAAAAGAAAAAACTTTATATGGATTTTTTATCAACTGAAAAAGAAATAGAAATTTCATATCAAAGAACATGGGATGCAATTTTGTATGTTGTGTCACAATTAGATTGCAATGTTTATATACCAAAACAAATCAAAATACATCGTGCTGCAAAAACAAGTAGAAACCAAGAATCTTATGCAAGAGATTGTTTTCATCTTGGAACAGCATTTCATGATATAATTTCAAATCTTGACCATTGGGAAAAAATCAAGTGAAAGCAGTTGTAGAAAAAATCTGGCATTTTACATGTGAGCATTGTAAAATGTGGTTTAGCATTGCTACAATGGATGATTGGCAACCTAAAAAACTGTATTGCCCGCATTGCGGCAAACCGCAAGAAATAACAGTTGACAAAATAGAAAAGTAGTGCTATAAATATTCTTGTCACGGTTGTTGACGCAAGACAGAATAGGCATATTGGACGGCGGTGCGATACCGCCCAAGTCCACCATAGATACATTGGTTTCAAGTGTAAGGAAGAGCTTGTATAATAGTTTCCCAAATACTTCCAATGTATCTTTGCTGGGCTTGAAATAGGATCGACAAGTGCAATAAAGGTTTTGAAGAGACTGCGACAAAACGTTATAGATGCAAACGATAATGCACCTGTTGAAATGGCCTTAGCGGCTTAATTTCTTGGGCTGGCAACTTGCCTCGAAACAGAAAAGTTGCAACTTTTATGAGGTTATGAAACGGCTTATTATATCTTTGGTAGCCTTACTTGCAGTGAGTTATCCTGCATTTTCTAAAGATCCACCCCAAAAACCAAAAGTCTATCAGGAATCACCAACTGAGTGTGTTGTGCAAGCACTCTTTTATGAAGCCTATGGTGAAGGTTATCTTGGACAAGTTGCAGTAGGTTGGGTTATACGTAATCGTATTAATAGTGGTAGATTTCCAAACACCGCTTGTAAAGTTGTAAATCAACGTAGCAAAGAAGATTGTCAATTTACCTTTGTATGTTATCAATATGAAAAAATAACAGACGAAAAATATATGGAATTATATCTTCTTGCAAGCCACATATTATATGATTCTTATATGCATGACCCTACGGAAGGTGCGCTATACTTTAATAATAAACCATTCAAAAACAAAGGGTTTAAGTTTATTAAAAAAATAGGTAATCACTGGTTTTATAAAGATTAAACAAGTTTCATAGCAGCTTTAATACAACCAATTAACATAGTTTTTGTATTTAAGTCATCTGCTTCTGCATTTAACTTATCTGTTGCAACCAAATCAGCTAAAAGTTCTTTATATTCATCTTCACTTAATTCACCGCTTTTATATTGTTCAATTAAATCATTTGCGATGCTTGCACGTTTTACTGCCCATGGTTTACCACAACCAAGTAGTTTCTGTAAGTCTTCTAACATTAATATCTCCCTAATACTGCTTTAGCTGCGACTTCTGCTTGACTGTTCAATATATCACGTTTGATTTTACAATACGCTTTGCTTGGTTCTTTAATACTTGCACGTTCTACCCATTCTTTGGCAGTTTCTTGTATTGGTTTTACAACGGCAATAACATCACCTTGCGTAATGCCTTTACTTTCACTATAAAGTATAAACCAACTTGCATCACGTTCAAGTTGTTGTGCTTGTGGTAGTTGTGGTTTATTGCAATCAATATAAGCAATATCTGTGCGGACATTTGTAATGGCTGCACTTTGATTATCATCCCAAAAACTTGGAATTACTTTATATAAACTATCTACACCAATACTTGTGCAGCCACCTAAAAATAATAATGGTAATAATATAATTTTTTTAATCAATTGATTGTCCACTATCACGAATGTTTGCTAATTTTCTTATATAATTATTCATGCCATGGTCACGGATACCATCAAAAAACTCGCCTTTTTTCCAAGCACGAATACGACCACGTAACTGATCCTTAAAACGTTGCCAGTTTGTGACGGGACGTATATTACCATAGAAATTAATATAACAAAGTTTACCATGATGCTTAAACAACATTGCACGTGGTGGAACATGTGTTACAAGGTCATTGCAATTTACAAAACGATAATGTTCTGTCTTAATGTTATCGACATAATCTGCATTGCCCAATCGTGGTTGACCATAACTCATTAATAGTTTAGGTGCAAAACCTGCATATTCTAATTCTTGTGTGACATAAAGTGCCATTGCTGCACCAAGACTATGACCAGTTACATAGATATCACGATTTTTATTCTTCTTAACAAAATCTAAAATATCATCAATTACTTTACGTGCTTCTGTGCGGAAACCTTGATGAACCCAACCACTGCCATGACGTTTAGGAATGGTATTCAAGTCTGCTAATAAATCATTTGGTTGTGTTGGCTGTGTGCCACGGCAAGCAATAATGATTTCATCTTTACTGCAACTTGCATATGCTTGTGCACCATCAACATCTATAAACTTTGTTTTTGTAAATCCAAGATTCTTAAAAACTGCATCATCATTATCATTATATGCTGCACTTGCAATTTCTGCAAAAATGACTGCTAATTGGGGAATTGTATTATCTTTTAACATTGTTGAACTCCTACTATAACTATTTACCGCCATTTTATAAATATTTTGCACGTATAAAAGTAATTCAATTATTCAATAACAACAGTTTTTCAACGATTCAATCATCTTTTGTTTTTCAACAAATATAATTCAAATCGAGGAAAAACATGTTTAAGAATATTTGTAGAGCCATAGTAGGTGTGGCTATGACCTTGTTTGCGTCAAATGCAAATGCCGTAGATTTAACTTTTAATAGTATCGCAACGGCATACGTAACAACAACAATCAGCCAATATGTAGTGTTTGATAGCACTATGCAAGGTGGCGGAACATTTGATTTTAGTGTATTAGCACATAACGGTGGTGGTCGTGCTGGTCAAAGTGATACAGCA